AAATATGACTGAAGCTGAGTTAATATATTGGGCTGGCTATTATGAAATAAAGATTGAAGAAGAAAAAAAAGCTATGCAACGACAAAAACGTAAATTAGGATAATATATAATAAAGGTTATTTGTATTTGTGGCACAATCAACAGTAAAACTAATAGTTGATGCACAAAATGCAATTAGACCATTGCAGCGTGTTAATCAACAAACACAGGCATTAAGTAAAAGTACAGACAAATTAAAAGGCCGTTTAGATAAATCAAGTAAATCTTTGAATGAAACTGGAAGATCGGCAAAAACCGCAGCAGGGGGTTTTGGTGCTTTATCAAAATCAATCGCACCGTTACTTAAAGCATTAGCTGTAATTGGAACTGCAAAGTTTGTTTTGTTTCAAACAGCACAACTTGAAACTCAAACGAAAGCTTTAGAAGTATTAACAGGAAGTGCTGAAAAAGCACAAGATATTGTACAAGAAATAAAAGAATTTGGAGCAGTAACACCTTTTAAATCTTCTCAATTAATAGAAGTAACAAAACGTATGAAAGCCTTTGGCTTTGAAACTGAAAATGTAGTGGATATAACTAAGAGAATTGCAGATATTGCTGGTACTGCTGGAGCCGACATAGATGGTGTTGCATTAGCAATAGGTAAAGTTCAAGCAAAAAATAAATTTATGCAAGAAGAAAATATTATGCTTTTAGAAAAAGGAATAAACGTAACTAAAGAATTAGAGGAGATCACAGGAATGAATGGAGAGACATTAGCTAAAGCTATGAGTAAAGGAGAAATAGGAGCAGATAAGTTTGTACAGGCAATAGTAAAAGCAACAAGTAAGGGTGGTCAATTTTTTGAAGGTGCTTCAAAACAAAGCGATACTTTAGCTGGTAAATTTAGTACTTTTGTTGATAATGTAGAAACTTTTGCACAAAATCTAGGAAAGATTTTTGAAGAACCCTTAAAATTTATTCTTGACGAATTAAATAAAATAGCAGGTGAATTTAATAAAATTTTTGCTCTTTTATCTGATGCACAAATTGGTGCATCTAATAAAGCAGTTGGTGCTGCTGCCTTTAAATCACGATTTGGTTTACAAGAGGAAGCTGTCAAGGAAATTACAAAGGCAGTCGAATTATTAGATCCAACATTTGTAAAAACTGAAAAAGATGCTGCAAAACTTTTTGCACAAATGGATAGGATTTCAAAAGTAATGAAATTAGTAAGTGGTCCAGACAGTCCAGCAACCTTAGAAGCAAGAGGTTTACTTGGTCCTTTGATTGAAGCTACTAACCAAATGGATAATATAAGAGATAAAGTAAATAAAACTATTAGTGCGCAAAAACAATTAACACAAGAAACTGATAATACAAGTTTTTCTACAGAAGTCATAAATGATTCTCATAAACAAACTTTAGAATTATCTGATTTATTTAATCAAAGTTTAGAAATTACAGATGGTCTTATGAGTGGAATTAGTTTAGGAGCTAACGCTTTTTCTACTGAGTTGGAAAATGCAACTTCAGATGCAGATAAGTTAAAAGAAAAATTTATGGAAATAGGCCAATCAATTGAAGATGGCATTGTTCAAAACTTAACTAATGCTGCAATGGGAACTAAAAGTTTAGGTGATGCAGCAATAAGTGTTCTTAATGATTTAAAACGAAAATTAATTGAAGTTGCAATGCAACAAGCGGTTTCTGGTTTAGGTAATTTTTTAGGAACTGCTTTAAGTGGGTTATTTGGCGGAGGAGGCGGTGGTTTATCAACAAAGCAATTATTTAGTTCTGGAGCAAGTCTTGGAATTAATAATGCTAGTGATTTTTTAAGTGGAGCACCTCCTTTAAAATTTGCTAATGGAGGCAGACCACCAGTAGGTAGGGCTTCAATAGTTGGAGAAAAAGGCCCAGAATTATTTGTGCCTAGTTCTGCTGGTAATATTATTCCCAATAATGCTATAGGAGGTGTTACTAATAATATAAACATCAATGTGGACGCTTCAGGTTCCTCTGTTCAAGGTAACGATTCAAACGCTAACCAGTTTGGAGAACAGCTTGCCGCAGCAATACAGGCTGAGATAATAAATCAGAAACGATCTGGAGGTTTACTTAACTAATGTCTGATACTTTTCCTATTGCGAATCCTTTATATAACACAAGGATTACACCTAATCCCTCTACAAATGTTATTAGTTTTGGAGATGGGTTTGAGCAAAGATTAACGGAGGGACTGAACCAAAACCCCTTATCTGTTAATTTAGTTTTTGAACTTTCGCAGACTGATGCAAATACAGCAATTACGTTTTTAAATGCAAGAGTAGAAAGTGGGGCATCTTTTGATTACACGTTGCCAAGCGAATCAAGTTCTAGAAAGTTTGTTTGTAGTTCTTATCCTAGAACAATTCCTTTTTTAAGCAGAGTTAGGTTAACTTGTGTCTTTAGAGAGGTGTTTGAACCGTAATGGCTATACCTTTTGCTGAACTAAATAAAATAAATCCTAGTTCTATTATTGAACTTTTTGAGTTAGAGCTTACTGTTGGGAAACATATACCTAATCCAAATACACAAAATTTACCTACTGTTTATAGGTTTCATGCTGGGGCAAATTTAAATAATTTTGGTGAAGTGATTTTTCAATCTAACTCTTATCAAAGAGTAGCAGTGCAAACTCAAGGTTTTGAAAAGAACAGCACTGGAGTTATTTCAAGGCCAACAATAACTTTTTCAAATTTAGGCGGTATCGTACAAAACCCAGCAACAGGATTAGTAATAACAATGAGTGATTTTTTACAATCAGTAAATCAAGTTACCCCACATAATGATTTGATAGATGCAAAATTTACAAGAAAAATGCCACTTGCTTCTGCTTTAGACAATGCTAATTTTTTATCAGGAACAAATCCTTTTGGAACACCTAGTGCAGATAGATTGCGTGATGAGATATTTGTTATTGATAGAAAGGCTGTTGAAAATAGACAAGTTGTACAATTTGAACTGACTGCCGCCCATGATTTAGAAAATAGATTAGTGCCTCAACGAGTAGTCACAAGAGACTTATTCCCTGCTGTAGGAACCTTTGTCTAATGAGTGAATATATTTGGGCTGCTGATGCTTTTAACCATGCTACAGAAGCATATCCAGAAGAATGTTGTGGATTGATTATCAATATAGATGATATTGAAACTTATTGGAAATGTAAAAACATATCTGGAACATATAAAGAAAAATCATTTGTAATTGACCCTTTAGATTATGCTGACGGAGAAGATCAAGGAGAAGTTTTAGGTATTGTACACAGCCACCCTGACGGAGAGTTAGCTTTTAGTCATCCTGATAGAATGGCTTGCAAGTATTTAGATTTACCTTTTTATCTTGTAGAACCTAAATCAGAGTCTATTATTGTTGTATATCCATCTGAAATAAATGATTAAAGTAACTATTTATGGCAGATTAAGAAAATTTATCGGGGAGTCTAGTTTTGAGATAAATGCTGACAGTCCTAGAAAAGCTTTTAGTTTTTTAATATCAAATTTTAAAGGTGTAAGAGAGCATTTTAAAGATCAAGAATATTGTGTAATGGCTGGTAATGTAAGAATTACTGAGGATTTATTGGATATGCAGACAGAAAGTGATATTAAAATAATACCTGTTGTGCATGGTGAAATTGTACCATTTATTCTTGGAGCAGCTTTTCTTGGTGCTGGTGCTGCTGTCACTGCTGGTGTAACTATTTTTGGTGTTACTATCGCAGCTTCTATAGGAACTGCTTTAACAGCAATGGGAACGTCTCTTTTACTTCAAGGTGTTTCTGATTTATTAACACCTGATCAAGTACGACCTAATGTAAGTAGGCAAGAAGATCCTCAAGATCCTAGTTACATTTTCACAGGACTTTTAAATAATTCAAAACAAGGAGTTCCAATTAATATTGTTTATGGTGAAATTATAATAGGAAGTACTGTTGTAAGTTCTTCAATAGATAGTTTTCAAGCTACTTATCAAACAGGAGGTGTCTAAGCTATGGGTACTCTTGTTATTACAAGCAATGGATACGAAGAAGTTTACTTTGCTGGTCGGCAAATTACACCAACAACTAAATTAAAATCTATTGATTTTGGTACTGTAGTTGATGTTTTAGCAGAAGGTCAGATTGAAGGTTCTGCAACCGCAAGTAAGGCTGGAATTACTGATAAAACAAGTACTGCTTACAAAAATGCTTTTCTAAAAGATTTATTTTTGAATAAGACTGCTGTTTTACAGGCTGATGCTGATAATACAAGTCCAGATGTCTCTGATTTTAATTATCCAAATGATTTAATAAGATTTGATTTTCAAGATGGAACAGCAAATAATACAGTTTTATTTGCGGCTGAAGAACAAAAAAGTGAAGTTATAACAGGAGATAAAGGGCAAGAATGTAGTTTTCCAGTAGGGGGATCAGCCACTGCAAGATCAGGAACAATAAGTGATGTTCGCATGGATACAGTACAAGTAAAAGTAAAATTTGATCAATTTTTTAAATTAGATACGGAAACTGGAAATAGACTTTCAACTCAAGTTCGTGTAGTAATAAAAGCCAACCCTAATAACGGATCATCACAGACTGTTATAGATGAAAACGTAACTGGAAAAAGTTTTAATCCTTATAACAGAGATTATGGTATTGATTTAAGAGAACTTACTGGATATAACACTAATACTTCTGGAGCATCAGGTTCTTTTTTCCCTGTTGTTATAAGTGTTGAGAGAGCAAATGATGTTGGAGATGATAACACTTTTAATACAATGCGGTTAGCAGACATAAGACAAATTATAAGAGAGCAAAACAATTATCCTAATATTGCATATTCAGCATTAAGATTTAGCTCTGAATTATTTCCAAATACACCAGCTAGATATTTTAGAGTAAGAGGAAAACTTATAAAAATTCCACATAATGCAACAGTAGATTTTACGAATGGAAGACTAACTTATAGCGGAACTTTTAACGGTACTTTTAAAACTGATAAGGCTTGGACAAGTGACCCAGCTTGGGTTTTATATGATCTTCTTACAGACACCACAAGTGGATGTGGTTTACCTGAGTCTGAATTAGATCCTTACACTTTTTATAGTGTCAGTACTTATTGTTCTGCTTTAGTAGATGATGTTGATGGAGGACAAGAACCACGTTTTTCAATAAATGTAAATATTAATAATAGGCGTGATGCAATGGCACTTATAAAAGATATTTGCTCTGTAATGAGGGCTATTTCATATTATGAAGAAGGCACTATAAAAATTGCTCAAGACGCACCAAAAGATCCTACAGACCCTAGTAAATTAATTTTTGATTATGTTTTTAATAATGCAAATGTAGTCAATGGAGATTTTGTTTATTCTGGTACATCTTCAAAAACTAGATTTAACGTAATAAATGTTTCCTACTTTGATTTAAATACACAAGAAATTGATTATGTGACCGTTAAGGATAATAATGCTCAAACAAAGTATGGAACACAAACAAAAACTATAAATACATTTGGTACAACTTCAAGAGGTCAAGCACAAAGAGTCGGTAAATGGTTTTTACAAACGCAACAAAATCAAACTGAAACAGTAATTTTTGAAACTAATATTGCTGCTGGTTCTGTTTTAAGAATTGGAGATATTCTTGGGATTGCAGATAGAGTGAAAAGTTCAACAAGAAGGGGTGGTTTAATTAAATCTGCGACAAATGTAAAAATAACTTTAGATGACATATCACAAACAAATTTACCTGATATAAGTGAGAGTCCTACTATTTCATGTTTATTAGAAACAGGTGTTGTTGAAACAAAAACTATTACAGGCTATCCGAGTCAAGGGGTAGCTGAAGTTTCAGATAATTTTTCTTCTGTTCCTGTTGTAAATAGTCCTTATATCTTAAATTCTGGGGAAATAAGTGTTCAAGCATTTAGAGTTGTAAATATAAAAGAAAATACTAAAAAAACTTTTACAATTACAGCCATTAATTATAACGAGGGTAAATATGCAGCGGTTGAAGATGGTGAACAACTACCAGCTAAAAATATTAATATTCTTTCAAGTCTTTTACCATCACCACAAATAGTAAATGGATCAGATGGAACAAGAGCAATTCAAGAAATAATAGTATTAAACAACAATAGACCTGTTCCAAAGCTTTTTATTGATTGGGAATCTGTAGAAAGTGCTTCCGGTTATGAACTTATATACATAAAAGATAATGAAAATCCTATAGTTAAAGTTTTACAAGAATCAGAGTTCGAGATATTACCTTCTGAAAAAGGTTCATATTTTATTCAAATTTACACAATTAATTCTAACGGTGACCGAAGTGCCAGCCCAACCGAAACTACTGTTGATACTATAGGTCTAACTGCTGTTCCAGAGAATCCTACAGGTTTACAAATTGAGCCATTTAATAATTCACAAGTAAGATTAACATGGACAAAAACAACAAGCCTTGACGTTGAATTTGGTGGGGTTTGTGAAATAAGACATTCTCCAAACACATCATCTTCAGCTACATTTGCAAACTCAACTCCTTTAAATGAAAATATAAATGGAGCGACAAACGAAGCAATATTACCAGCTTTATCAGGGACATATAGCCTTAAATTCAAGGATTTAGGTGGTAGGTTTTCAGCAACAGAGGCAAAAGTAGAACTTGCATTGCCAGAAATGGCTGACGAGTTGTTAGTAAAAAGTCAAAGAGAACAAACAGCATTTAGTGGTAATAAAACTAATGTAACTGTAAGTTCTGGTGCTTTACAATTATCAAATCCAGCATCAAATTTAACAGGTTCTTATGAGTTTGCATCTGTCTTAGATTTGGCTGCTGTATTTACAAATTTAAGATTAAAAAGGCATATAAAAAGTGAAGGTTTTTTTGTATCAGATCAGTTTGATTCTATTCCTGATTTAGATGCAAGACTTAATTTTGATGGTGCTGGTAGTGATCGTTTAAAAAGTAGATTACAAGTTGAGACATCACAAGATAACTCAAGTTTCACGACAGAGCAAAATTTAACGAATGGTTCTTTTAGTGCAAGAGCTTTTAAATTCAAAGCAAATCTTATTTCTGTAGATGTTAACGAAAATATAAAATTTACTGAATTAGGTTTTGACGCCTTCTTTCCTTCAAGAACAGAAAATAAATACCAATCAGGAGGAAATATTATTTCGACACCTTTACAATCAACGACTAGTGCAAGTGGCCTTGTTGTTGTATTTGGTAAGCCATTCTTCACAGGAACAAGTGACATTGGAGGATCTACTACAGCATTTTTACCTTCAATCTCTATATCGCCAGAAGATGCACCATCAGGCGCGTTTTATGTATTAAGTGCCATTTCTGGGGCAGGGTTTACAATAGTATATAAGAACTCATCAAGCACACCAATTGATGTGAAATTTACATTCCAAGCGTTAGGATATGGAAAGGGAGCTTAATTAAATGACAAGAGTAAATTCAACTGGTAAAGAATCCTCAAGTAATTTCTCACCTGATAATGGTACTGGGTCTGCTGTAAGAACAGCAATGAAAGATATATTTGAATCATTAAGGACTGTTAATAGCGCTGCTGGTGATCCTTCTGGTGCGGCTAATCTTGCAGCTTATCAACTACATATAAATACAACAAGCAACTTATTAAAAATAAGAAACGGAGCAAATTCAGATTTTGTTGAATTAGGAAATATAACACAAACTAATTTTGGTTTTTTATCAGCATCAGGGGGGACTCTTACTGGAGTTTTGACTGCTACTACTGGATCAAATACAGCACCAGCTTTACATTTTGGAGATAGTGGAACTGGACTATATAAAAAAGCTACAAACCAATTAGGGCTTACAGCTAACCAAGCTGCAATAGCATTTGCAGATCAAAATAGTTTGACCATAGAAAATCAAAAAGAATTGAGACTTTTAGAAAACTCAGGCAGTGAATATGTCGCGATAAAAGCACCAACCGCACTTGCTTCAAATTTAACTTTAACTTTACCCTCTACTACACCTACTGCCGCATCTACAATTAGTGCTGGTTCTGGCTTTGCTTTAATTGCTATTGATGAAAGTGGTGCATTAGGTTGGGGGACAGCAGGTGGCGCTGAAGGTAACGGAGGCGATCAAATATTTTGGGAAAACGGACAAACGATAACTTCAGATTATGCCATATCTAATGGCAAAAACGCTGGTAGTTTTGGTCCTATAGCTATTCAAAGCGGTGTTACAGTTACAGTTGGTTCTGGAGAAACATGGACTGTAGTATAAAAGTGTATATAATAGATTTATGAGCCAAATAAAAGTT